GGGAACGCGCAACCCCGGAATTATCAAAATTTTCACTGTCACGGGCGGTTGGTGTTTTCATTGTTGTTTAGGTTCGGTGATGGCTCGGAAATCAAAGGCGTCGGCCAAGGCGCCAGCCAAGACGGCGGCCAAGGCGGCGGCCAAGGCGCCAGCCAAGACGGCGGCCAAGGCGCCAGCCAAGGCGCCAGCCCTTATCACGCGCGGTGATCTATCGCCGGCCCTCGGCGTATCGAAGCCGACCATCGACAAATGGTGTTTGCCCGGTGAGTTCGAGGGCGGCTTGCCTTGCATTCGTCAAGGCGGCAACGGGCGGGCCTATGGCTACGATCTTCAAGCCTGCAAGGAATGGCGGGAACGTCGCGACGGCCATCGCGATTTCATCATTGCCGACCGCAATCGCCAGATCGCCGAGGCGCGTCCCCAGCTAGACCTTGCCGGCGGCGACGCGAAAGGAGTCGACGCGCTTTCGCTCAGAACGCGGCGGGAATATTACGAAACGGAAATGGGCCGGATGAAGGCCGCGAAGTTGCGCGGCGAGTTGGTCAACCTGGCCGATGTCGAGGCCGAATTCGCGGAGGTGTTCCAAGCCGTCGCCCGCTTCATGCAATCGCTTCCCGATACCCTGGCCCGCGAATGCGATCTTGAAGCCGCCTTGATCGGCATCTTGCAGGAAAAAATTGACACCCATCAAGCGACGCTCGCGCGCCTGTTCATGAGCGACCGGGACTTGCAAGACGTTGCTTGAACTTTTGCCCGAGGCCGAACCGTTACCGGACTTCGGCGACGTGTCGGCCATGCGCCGGCGGGTGGCCGAAATTCTGTTGCCGCCCAACCGAACGACGGTCGCCCGGGCGGCGGAAAAATTTCGCATTCTCTACAATCCGGGCGGCGGCTATTCCGGGCCATGGGATAACGCCGCCATCCCCTACGGCGTCGAGCCGCAGAATATTTTAACCTCGCGCGAATTCGAGGGAATGGTTTTCGTCGGCCCGGCGCAATCGACCAAAACCGATTTCTCGATCTTGAATTGGGTCGCCCATTCGGTGACGTGCGATCCGGCCGACATGCTTATAGTCGAAAAGTCGGACCGCGACGCAAGGGATTTTTCCCGCCGGCGCCTGGCGCGCATGGTCGAACATTCGAGCGCGATCAAGGCGCGGCTGAACGAAGATAATATTTTCGACAAGACCTTTCGGGGAATGATGATCAGCCTTGGCGGGCCGACCATCAACACGCTTTCGGGGAAGCCCATCCCACGGGTCGCGCTTACCGATTATGACCGCTTGCCGGAAGATGTGGAAGGCGAGGGGGCGCCCTTCGATCTGGCCCGGACCCGGACCCGAACATTTGGTTCGGCCGGAATGACGGTCGCCGAAAGTTCCCCGGGCCGTCTTGTGCCGTCGAGCAAATGGAAGGCGAGGACGCCCCATGAAGCGCCGCCGGCAACCGGCATCCTAGCGCTTTACAATCGTGGCGACCGGCGGCGTTGGTATTGGCCCTGCCCATCTTGCGGCGATTTCTTCGAGGGTTCGTTCAAACTGTTGCAGACCGACAAGGATCTTTCACCCGTCCAGGCGGCGCGAAAGGTGGTCATGATCTGCCCGGAAAATGGTTGCGTGATCGAGCCCCGCCATCAACGCGCCATGAATGGCGCTGGGCTATGGGTCGGCGACGGGCAATCGGTGAGCGCGTCGGGCAAGCTGAAAGGCCGGGCGCGGGTGAGTTCCATCGCCAGCTTTTGGTTGAAGGGCACGGCGGCCGCCTTTTCGACCTGGCCCGAATTGATGGAAAAATTTCTGGTCGCCAAGGCCGACTATGAAACGACCGGCGAGGAAACCGCGATCAAGGCAACGGTCAATGTTGACCAGGCCGAACCTTATTTGCCGGTCGCCGCTCAATTCGAGCAATCCGTTGAAGTCGAGGACTTGGTTTCGCGGGTCGAACCCTACGCGCTCGAAACCGTACCGGCCGAAGCCCGGTTCTTGACCGCCGCCGTCGATGTCCAGGGTAACCGCTTCGAGGTTTTGGTTAGGGCCTGGGGAGAGCATCGCGATAGCTGGATTGTCGATTTCTTTACCATCTTTCAGACCGTGACGCCCGACGGCGACGAACGCTTACTTGACCCGGCCGTCTATCCCGAAGATTGGCGGCTTTTGATTTCGCGAGTCCTCAACCGGACATACAAAATCGCCGGCGACGCCGAGGGGCGGGCGATGGCAATCGCGCGCATGGCGATTGATACCGGCGGGGCCAAGGGCGTTACGCAACTGGCCTATGATTTTTTCAGCCTTTGCCGCCGGCGGAAAATTTCCAAGCGGGTTGTCTTGGTCAAGGGCGCCTCGGCGAAGGGCGCACCCCGGGCCGTCGAACGATTGCCCGATAGTAAACGCAGGGATCGCAAGGCGAAGGCGCGCGGCGCGGTGCCCGTTTGGTTTTTCAATCCGAACACCTTGAAAGACGAGTTGGACGGACAATTGAGGCGGACCGAACCGGCCGGCGGCTTGGTTCATTTCTCGGCGGGGCTTTGCTCGGAAACCCCGCCCCATCCGTTCTTTGAACAGCTTACCGCCGAAAGCCGCCGCGCCGATGGGCGCTGGATCAAGATCAAGCCGCGCAATGAGGCAACCGACTTAATGGTCATGGCCCATCTTGGCGCGATCCAATTGGGCATGGACCGAATCAATTGGGCGCGCCCGCCGAAATGGGCGGCGCCAATCGACGCGGGCAACCCGTCCGTCGTCGCCGGCGAAACGGATTTGGATAAATCAGCCCCGGCGCGGCCGCGCCGCCGGGTTAGGTCGAGGGGAATTTAAATGGCCGGTATCACACTTGCCCAAGCCCAGGCGCAATTAGACGCCTTCCTGGCCGCTTCTTTGGCCGTCGCGAACAATCAAAGCTATTCCATAGGCGACCGGACCTATACCCGGGCCGATGCCGAAGCGATCCAAGACGCTATCGATAGATGGGATGAGCGGGTTCGGCGGTTGACGCGCGGCGGAATCCGGGTGCGCGGGGGGACTGCAATCAATGTCTAAACTCCCAAGCATTCCCAAGCCCGGCCTATTGGATCGGGCCATAGGCGCCATCGCGCCGGCCCGCGCCGTCAAGCGCATGTATGCCCGCTGGCATTATTCCGCCCTGACCGGCGGCTATAAGGGCGGGCGCAAGGATCGCCGGCCAACAAGCGGTTGGAAAACTCAAGACACGTCGGCCGATGCCGCCTCGCTTCCCGATCTAACCGCCCTGCGCGCCAGGTCCCATGATTTGGTGCGCAACAATCCGCTGGCCGCCGGCGCCCTTCAAACAAAGGTAACCTCGATTGTCGGTTCCGGCCTTCGGGTCAAGGCGGAAGTGGACGGCGATTTTATCGGGCTTTCCGAGGCGGACAAGGAAGAAACCGAAGCGGCCTTGGAGCGCGAATTCAATCGTTGGGCGGATAGTTGCGAGGGCGATATATCGCGCCGGCGGAATTTCACCGAAACCCAGGATTTGGTTTTACGTTCGGTTCTCGAAGCCGGCGACATTTGCGCCTTGAAGCGCTTCAAGGAGCGCCCGGGATCGCCCTTCGGCTTCAAGCTGCAATTGATCGAGGCCGGCCGCCTGTCCAATCCGAAATGGACCCGGGACAGTAAGACCCAGGCCGGCGGCGTCGAATTGGATAGCGACGGGGCGCCCAAGGCCTATCATTTCTCGGCGCCGAACGAGCCCTTGAAGGGATCGCGGCCGACCGATTGGGTTCGCGTCGAGGCCTTCGCGGCGGACGGCTCGCCAAATGTTTTGCATCTTTACCGCCAGCGCCGCCCGGATCAAACCCGGGGCATCCCCGATTTCGCGGCGGTAATCGAGCCCTTGAAGCAATTGGGCGATTACACCGACGGCGAATTACAAGCCGCCGTGATTTCGTCTTTCTTTACCGTCTTCGTCAAATCCGAAACCGGCGAAGGGCTCGACGAAATGGAACCCACCGCCGAAACCGGCGGCGCGGCGAGCGATGATGATTACAAGATGGCCGCCGGCGCCATCCTCGATTTGAAGCCCGGCGAGGAAATCTCGACGGCCAACCCCGGCCGCCCCAATGACAGTTTTGACCCGTTCGTTTTGGCAATCCTGCGCCAGGTCGGGGTTTCCCTCGAATTGCCCTATGAAATCCTGATTAAGCATTTCACGGCCAGCTATTCGGCCGCCCGCGCCGCCCTCTTGGAAGCCTGGAAATATTACCGCCGCGAAAGGCATTGGCTCGCCTCGAAATTCTGCCAGCCGGTCTATGAAGCGGTGATAACCGAGGCCGTCGCGCGGGGCCGGATCACTCTTCCCGGTTTCCTGGCCAACGCGGATTTGCGGCGCGCCTATTTGGCCGCCCAATGGCACGGCGACGCCATGCCCTCCATCGATCCCAAAAAGGAAAACGAAGCCGACGCCCTCGCCGAGGATCGCAACTGGAAAACCGGCGCTCAAAACACGTCCGAAAAATTCGGCGGCGATTTCGACCGCAATGTCGCCCGCCGGAAAAAGGAAGTCGCGGCCGTGAAGGCCGCCGGGCTTCCGGTCAAGGCATCCGCCCCCGTGCCTGTCGGTTCGGATGATCCGCCGGACAAAGCGGAAGGCGGGCCGGATACAGAAAGCGAGGATGAATCATGATAGACAACCAAGCGCCTCGGCGCCAGGGGCACCCCCGGCGCGTTCTCGACGCCATTTACAGCCAGCCTTGGGCAATCGATCCGGCCTATTTGCCGACCATTATCGACATCGCCGAGCGCGAGTTATCCGATAAGGATTTAGCGGGCGAGATTTCCGCCCTTCGGTCGCGTTCCCTGGGCGTCCTCGACGGCACGGAAACCGCCCGGGTCGAAAACGGCGTTGCCGTTATTCCCTTGGTCGGTCCCATCTTTCCCCGCGCCAATATGTTGACCGCTCTTTCCGGCGCCACGTCCCTTGAACTATTCATGCGCGATTTGCGCGCCGCAGATAAAAATGAGGCAATCAATCAAATCCTTATCGATATCGACAGCCCCGGCGGCGTCGCGTCCGGCATCGCCGAAGCGGCCGAATTGCTTTCGGGCCTGGACACGCCAACGACCGCCTATATAGGGGGCCAGGGTTCATCGGCGGCCTATTGGCTGGCCGCCGCCACGGGTCAAATCGCCATGCACCCTTCGGCCTTCGTCGGGTCAATCGGCATCGTGACCGCCGGCACATTCCAAGAGGCACCCGACCAACAAGGCGAGCGGACCGTTGAAATCGTGTCCAGCAACGCGCCCAACAAGCGCCCGGACCTGTCCACCCCGGAAGGCGTTGCCGTTATCCGCGCCAATTTGGACGCGCTTGAAGAACAATTCATTCAATCCGTTGCCCTCGGGCGCGGCGTTTCAACCGCGACCGTGATTAGTGATTTCGGTCGCGGCGGCGCCCTTATCGGCGCCGAGGCGGTTCGAGTGGGGATGGCGGACCGGACCGGAGATTTCGAAACCATCCTCGCCATGCTTTCCAGTAACCCGGCCGCCCCTTCGGGCGGCGCCCATCAATCAGAGAGAAAGGCTAGCACCATGCCCACCGATGAAGAGAAGAAACAGGAAGCCGAGGCTTCCACCCCGACTCCCCAAGCGGTAACCCCGGCGCCGCCGGCGCCCCCGGCGCCCGCCGCCGCGATTACCGCCGAAGCGATCCAGGCGGATCATCCCGCCATCGCGGATCATTTCCGCGACGAAGGCGCCAAGGCCGAGCGCGCGCGCCTGGCCGGCATCGAGGCGGCCGCATTGCCCGGCCATGAAAAACTCGTTGCCCAATTGAAGGCCGATGGCAAATCGACGCCAGGCGAGGCGGCCCTTGCCATCCTCGCCGCCGAAAAGCAGACCGGCGCGCGCAAGGTGGAAGCCCTGGCCCAGGCCGGCGCCGAAACCGAGGGCGTCGAGGCCGGCGCCAGCGCCGATGGCGCTTCCGTCGATACGCCCGCCGCCCCGGCCGCCGAGGGCAAATCCGATTTGTCCGTCGAGGAAAAGGCAAAGGCCGATTGGGAGGCCAGCGCCAAAACCCGGGCCGAACATCTCGACAGGTTCGAGAACTTCTTGGCCCTGCGGAAAGCCGAGGCGGCCGGCAACGTGCGAATCCTCGGGAAGGGCGCGGCCTAGTCGCGCGGCAATCCCGATCCATTCATTGCGGTTTGAGAAAAAGGAAATCCGAAAATGACCACTCTTGCAGCGAACAGCGTGCGGGCCTTTGTCGTCGGCGCGCGCAACCATCTTCCCGTTATCGCTTCCGATATCCTCTATGAAGGCGCCGCCGTCGGCGACAACGGGGCGGGCTATGCCCGGCCTTTGTCCGGCGGCGACAAGTTTCGCGGCTTCAATGTGGAAAAGGTTGATAATTCCAGCGGTTCGGCCGGCGATTTGAACGCCGAAGTGATCACCCAAGGGCGCGTGAAACTGTCGGTTTCGGGCGCGGTGATTACCGATGTCGGCCAGCCGGTTTACGCCACCGACGACGACACTTTCGTTTTCAGCCCGGTTGGCGGAAGCTATATCGGCCGCGTCGCCCGTTGGGTTTCGTCCGGCGTCGTCGAGGTCGATTTTGACGCCTTGGGCGGCGTCGATCCTTACGGCGACAGCCCGCGCGAAGCGATCACCGGCGCGAAGACGCTGGACGCCCAGGACACGGGCAAGGTGTTTTTCGTTACCGCCACGGCGGTTGTCACCTTGCCGGCGACGGCCGTCGCCCTTGAGGGCGTCAAGCTGGTTTGCATGGGTCCTTATGGGACGGTGCAAATCAGCGTCGATCCGGTCTCCGATGATAAGGTTCAAGGCCCGGACGCGGCCGGCACCAACGACAAGGACCATATCAACACCCTGGCCACCGCCCAGCGTGGTGATTTCGTGGTTCTGTCCAACGGCCATGCCGACGGCGCGGTTATCTCCGAGCAGGTCGGCACTTGGGCGACCGAAGCCTAGACCACCTAACCACATATCGTCACCGGCGCCGCCTTCGGGGCGGCTTTTTTTATGCCCCGCTTGCGGCGTCGGGCAAACGGCGTTCGCCGTTTGAAATTTCAATCTTGAAAAAGGAACAAGTCAATGACTGTTGATCTTCTTTCGTCGCGCGCCGTTATCGGCGAATTCTATGCCACTCTGGAAAATCCGGCGGGCATGGGATGGATTAACGCGCTTTCCGTCGAGTTCGATTCCGACCAGGCATCGGAACAATATGCCTGGCTTGGCCAGGTCCCCCAGATGCGCGAATGGCTGGGCGGCCGCAACGCCAAGGGCTTGCCGGAAAATGCCTATACCATCCGCAACAAGCATTACGAAGCGACCATCGATATTCCGGTTCGCCATTTGCGCCGGGACAAATCGGGGCAAGCCATGATGCGAATCCGCGAACTGGCCAACCGCTCGAATTCTCATTGGGCGTCGCTCATTTCGACGCTGATTATCAACGGCGAATCCACCGCCTGCTATGACTCCCAATTCTTTTTCGATGGCGATCACAGCGAAGGGGATAGCGGCACCCAAGACAACGATTTGACCGTCGATATTTCCGCCCTCGCGGTTACCAATCACGGTTCGACCACCGCGCCCAGCGTCGGCGAAATACGCGAAGTGATCATGCAGGGTATCAGCGCGATTCAGGGTTTCGTTGATAACGAAGGCGAGCCCCTGAACGAAACGGCTCAGGAATTCGTTGTCATGACGCCGGTCGCCCTTTGGCCCTCTGCCGTTTCGGCCGCAACCCTGCCCATGGTGGATTCGGGCGAATCAAACATCATTCCCAATCTGCCCAACCTGAAAATCGGCGTCACGTCAAACCCCCGTCTGACTTGGACCGACAAAATCGCCGTCTTCCGCGCCGATGGCGACGCCAAGCCCTTCATTCGCCAAAAGGAAACCGAGGTTGACTTGAAGGTCAAGGCCGAGGGCTCGGAATACGAGTTTGACAACGATGCCCATCAATACGGCATCGATGCCTGGCGCAATGTGGGCTATGGCATGTGGCAACAGGCCTGCCTTTTGCAAATGACCTAGGCCCACCCGGACAGAAACCGAAGTTTCGCCGGCGGCGTGGGAGTCCTTCCTGCGCCGCCGGCGGTTTTGTCCAAAGGAGAAATTTCCATGAACGATTTGCAAAAATTCGTTGTGACGGCGCACGCCGGCGCGACGCTCAACCTGTCGGCCTTGGTCAAGCTTACCGCCGAACAGGCGGCCAGCCGCGCCCATGCTATCGAGGAAACCGCCGCCCCCGGCCTGTATCGGGTCCTCGCCACCGTCGGCTTCAAGCGGGGCGAAGTGATTTCGGTCGATCCCGCGACCATATCCAAGGCCCAATTCGCCGAAGTCGCGCCCTCCGATAGCGACGCCGCCGCCGAAGCCGTCGCCGATGTCCAGGCGGCCAAGGCCAAGGGCGACAAGATCACGGGCCAGCGCAAGAGCCGCGCCAAGTCGGAAGAAAAGACGCGCGCCAAGGCCAAAAGCGCGGCGAAGAAAAAGAAGCCGGCGGCGAGAAAGAAGCCGGCGGCCGGCGCGAAGGCGGGCTAGACCGTGGCGGTTGAAAGCGCCGCCGACCGCGCCGCCTTTTTCGACACGGACGAACACGGGCTCGCCGCCACCTTCACGCCGGACGGCGGCGAGGCGTCCACCGTCAACGGGATCTTTTCCGATAACCATGTTTTGGTTTTGGAGGGCGACGCCCCGGGCCATGAGGCGTCGGCCGCCACCTTCCTTTGCCAAACCTCGGACGTGGCGGGTGTTGACGAAGGCGACGCCCTGGATTTGACCGATGTCACCGGCGCGGCGCGCAGTTTCACCATTAAGGCGGTGGAACATGACGGCGCGGGAATGACGCGGCTCGTCCTCGAGGAATAGGGCGCGGCGAACGCCGTTCGCCAAATCAAAAATCGGAGGCCTGATCAAATCCACCGGCGGACCAAGCGGGGCGGTGTCCTTTTTCCCCCAGGGGGACGCCGTCCCGTGAATTTTAGAGGGTCATATCATGCGATTGAGCGCGAAGCGGAGCGAACCGGGTTACCATCCCGCCGCCTTCCGGCCGGATATCTTGATTTTGCTCGACGGCGAGGAAATCCATGGCGTGGTGACCGCCGATGATGAAGAGGGCTATTTGCTTTGCCATGATCTTGACAAGGATGGCAAGCCGCGCCTCGACGAAACCCGGCGGGAAATTCTGACAATCGAGCGCCGGGGGCGCGTCGAAATTTGCTTTACCGATGATCGGGGCGGGCATCTGCGCCGGGCGCTGGAAAATGATTGGCGCGAGCAACAGGCCGTCTTGATCGACCTAGCGGAAAAGGCGGGCCGACGCGCCGGCCTGGCCCTGCCTGGGCGGGGGGCATAGATCATGCCCGCCCATATGCGCAAGCAAATCCGCGATGCCGCCGCCACGGCTCTAACCGGGCTGGCAACCACCGAAACGCGCGTCTATCCGTCGCGCAATCATCGCACCCGCCCCGATGATTTGCCCTGTTTGATGATCTTCACCAAAGACGAAGAATCCGCGCCCGACAATATGAGCCGCCCCCGCGATTTGGAGCGCGCTTGTGAAGTGGTGGTTGTCGGCCGGGCCAAGGATAATTCCACCCTCGACGATACCTTGGACTTGATCGCCGCCGAGGTCGAGGCGGCGCTTGGTAATAATCTGCTTTCGGATTTGGCGAGCGAATTATTCCTCGCGCGGACCGAACAAATTTATGACCCGGACGGCGAAGCCGAATATGGCGACGTGGTTTTGACCTGGCAAGCCGAATACCGCACGGCCGAAAACGACGCCACCGCCGGCACCTGAACACCCCAAGCTTGAAAATAAGTTGTTAGACAAATGGCCGCTTTGACCGTCCAGACCATCGCCGCCGCCGGCGTAACGCCGTCCTATGGGTCCGCCAATGGCGGCGGCGATACCATGGCCGACGATGGCAAGGAAAACAATTTCCTGCACGTCAAGAACGGCGGCGGCGGATCGATCAATGTGACGATTGCCGCCGTCAATACGAGCAAGGAAGTTCCCGGCTACGGTGATTTGACCGTTTCCAATATGGTCGTTGCCGTCGGCGCCGGCGCCGAGGCGATGATTGGTCCGTTTCCCCGCGCCTATATCAATTCATCGGGCAATGTGGCGATCACCTATTCCGGGGTGACTTCGGTAACCATCGGCGCTTTCAAGCTGGCCCGGCCCGTCGCCTAGACGCCCGCCCCACCCAAATCAGGAGAAAGCAAGATGGCGAAAGACGTTTGCATGTTCAGCCCGGCCAATCTGGACGGGGTTTTGGTATTGCCGCACAACGTCGCGACCATGGAAGGGCGCGGCTGGTTTACCGATAGGGAAGCCGCGCGCAAGGCCGTGGCGGCTTCCCAGGCCGACCCGGCCAAGCCGGCCAAGCTCGCGCCCAAATCATCCCGTCCCAAGGATAAGGCGAAGCGGATCGAAACCATTCGCGTCGCCATGTTCAAGATCGATCCCGAAAATTCCGGCCAGGTGACGGAGGGCGGCAAGCCCGAAGTCAAGGCCCTCGAAATCATTCTCGGCTGGGCGCCGACCGCTTCCGAGCGCGACGAAGCTTTCGCCCTGCAAACCAAGTAACCCGATCCTCGGCGCCGGCCGGCGCCAACCGATCACCCGACCGGGCCGTTTTCGCGGCCCTTTTTTTATGTCCGAACGAAGAAAGGAAATGCCGTCATGGCCAACCATAAGGGTTCCGAAGGCAACGTAAAGATCGGCGCCAATAGCATTGCCGAAATCCGTTCCTATTCCCTCGAGGAACAATCCGACACCATCGAGGATACGACGCTTGGCGATACCGCCCGCACCTATCAGGCCGGGCTCACCCAATGGTCCGGTTCCCTCGAATGCTTTTGGGACGAAACCGACACCAACGGGCAGGGTGCCATGACCAACGGGGCATCGGTGACGCGCAATTTGTACCCGGAAGGGAACGACTCGGGCGATACCTACAAGACCGGCACCGCGATCATTTCGGGAATCAAGATCGAAGCCGCGCTAGACGGCATGGTCGAGGCGTCCTTTAACTTCCAAGGGACCGCCGCCTTGACAGAGTCAACCGTGTGATGGGTGCCATCGATCAGGCGGTTGCTCATTTTAGAACCCTCGAAACCGAATCCTTCGAGGTTCCCGAATGGGATTTGACGGTTTACGTCAAGCCCTTGTCCTTGAAAAACCTTGACGACCTTCAGCGCAAGACTGCCAAGAGTTCGGATATTGATACCGCCATTCAAAGCTTGATCATGTTCGCCAGCGATGGCGACGGCGAGCCTTTGTTCGATCCTGAGGACAAGCCCAAGCTGAAAGCGGCGGCCGATCCATCGGTTGTCTTGCGCGTTGGCGGCCAAATCATGGAAGCCGTTAAGCTTGGCGATGAAGGCGCCGAGGCGAAAGAGGACGCGGAAAAAAACTAATCGACCGCCCCTATTTGCTTGAGGCAATGGACCTGGCCGACCGATGGGGGCGGCCGCTCGCCGAAATTCTGGAAATGTCCATAGAGGAAGCGCGCCTTTGGCGCGTTTTTTATTGCGTGAGGGCAAAGAACCATGGCCAAGAATCTTAACTTTAAAATTACCGCCCTGGACAAGACCCGCGCGGCTTTTCAAAGCGTCGAAAATCGCCTTGGCGGGGTCGGGCGCAAGATGGGTTCCCTCAAAGGGATCATTGCCGGCGCCTTCGCGGTTGCCGGCGTCGCGGCCATCGGTAAATTCGTTTCCTCGATTATCGACGCCGGCGACAATCTGCAAAAGGTATCAATCCGCCTCGGCGCCTCGACGGAAGCCCTTTCCCAAATGCGCCATGTTGTCGATATCGGCGGCACGTCCTTTGAAGCCTATACCAAGGCGCTTACCCGGCTTCAAAAGAATACGTCGGACGCGGCAAACGGATTGGCGACGCCCCGCCGCGCCTTCGAGGCCCTGGGAATCGAGGTTGAGAAATTCAAGGCGCTCAAGCCGCAAGTGCAATTCGAAATCCTGGCCGACGCCTTGAAGGGGGTATCAAACCCCGCCGACCGCACTCGAATCGCCATGGACTTGATGGGCCGTTCCGGCTCGGAAATGCTTTCGGTGATGGCGGACGGTTCCGAGGGCATCCGCAAGTTGCGCGGCGAGGCCGACGCCCTCGGCAAGACCTTGACCCGGGCGCAAGCCGATAGCATGGCGAAATTCAACGACGCCATGGCGCGGACGGGGAACGCGATTGACGGTGTCGGTCAATCAATCGTCGTTGCCCTTGGCCCGACCTTGACCGCCCTCGCCGAGTGGTTTTCCGAAAAGATTCCGCGCGCCGTCGAATGGACAAAAATGGCTTTCGGGCGGATGCAAAACGCCGCCCGCGTGATCAGTATCAAGATACTCAATTCCCTTGCCGCCCTCGCCGAGAAATTAGCCGCCCTACCCGATTTGCTCGGCGGCGAAAAGTTCAAAGCATGGGCTGAAAGTTTGCGCCAATCGGCGCGCGAGGTTCAAACACTCAGGGAAAAAACATCCGCCGCGACCGGCGCGGTTGGGTCATTCGACGATAGCGTCAAGAAATCGGCCGGCACATTGCGCGATGTCTATAACCCGAAATTAAGGGAAGCCGCCGAGGCGACCGGCAAAGCCACGAAAAAAACCAAGGAATTCGAACGCGCCGCCGCGCGCGTCTTTGAAGCTACCCGGACGCCGCTCGAAAAGTACCAGCAAAAATTAAAGGAACTAAACGACCTGCAAAGCAAGGGGCTGATTAATTCCGACACCTATGCGCGGGCGGCCGCCCAGGCTCAAGACGAATTGGCCAGGCAAACCAAGGCGGCCGCCGGCAAGGTCAAGGCGGCCAATAAGGACGCCTGGAAATCCTCGGGCGACGCCCTCAAAGATTTTCTTCGGCAGGGGAGGTACGAGCTACAGGACTTCTCTCGCCTCGCCGTCAATCTGCTGGCCGATATCATCAGGCAGCAAATGGACGTGTCCAAGGGGCTGGGCAGCCTGGGCGGCGGCGGCCGTTCGGGCGGCGGCGGCTTCGGCGGGATATTGACCGCCGGCTTGAAACTGTTCGGCTTCGCCGGCGGCGGTGATTTCAAGGTCGGCGCGGGCTTTCCCTCGATCCCGGCCGGGCGCGATAACCGGCTTGTCAGTTTCGCCGCGCGGGACGGCGAGCAAGTCAGCGTTCGGACGCCCGAACAGGTGCGCGCCGAGACGCGCGGGGCGCCCGCCGCGCCCGCCGGCGTCGGCGAAGTGAACGTCAATTTCTCGATTACGACGCTCGACGCGCGGGGCGTCCGGCAAGTTCTCCAAGAATCCCGGGCGACCATCGTTCAAATCATCAACCGCGCCATGACCGAAACCGGCAAGCCGGGGATTGTCTGATATGTCCGGCACCTGGCCCGCTTCGCCCGAATTCGCGGCGATGAATTTCATCAACGACGCCCCGGCGCAAGTCTCGCTTGCCGCGTCGGGCGTCCGGCATGTGGCCGATTTGACCGGCCAGCGCTGGCGCGCGACCGCCTCTTATCCGCCTATGACCCGCGCCCAGTTCGCCCCGATTGCCGCCTTCGTTGCCGCCCAGCGCGGGCAATACGGGTCTTTCAAAATCGTCTTGCCGATCCTCTCGACGCCGCTCGGCGACATAAGCGCCTCGACGCCCTTGGTCAATGGCGCCGACCAGACCGGGCGTTCGCTGATAACCGACGGCTGGGCGAATAGCCAATTGGTTTTGAAGGCCGGCGATGTCTTCAAGCTGGCCAGCAATGATAAAGTTTATATGGTCACGTCCGATGGGACATCCGACGGGTCGGGCAATCTTACCCTGGCCATAGAACCGGCCCTTGTCGCCTCGCCGGCCGACAACGAAGCCCTAACCGTGACCGCCGTTCCTTTCACCATGGCGCTTGCTGGCAATCCCCAGGAATTCCCGGCCCGGCCGGGCGGTTTTTTCAGTTACGAAGTGGATATGGTTGAGGCCTTGTCTTAATGGCCGGCTCGCGCCCCCTTCATGCCGATGTTTTGACCGCAATCGGCGGCCGCGCCGTTGTCGCCAAATATTTTGTCGATCTTGTCTTGGCGACGCCGGTTTACCTAACCTCCCATACCCGCGAAGTGGATTGGGACGGCAATTCATATTTGCGGAGCGGTGATCTTGTCGCCTTCAGTCTGGTTAACGAAACGCCTGCCTTGCGCGTCGGCAGTTCAACCCTGACTTTGAGCGGAGTTCCGACCACCTGGCGCCAGCAATTTTTGACCGGCGGCTATATCGACCGCCAGGTTATCCGGCGGCTCGCTTTTTTCGATTCCGACGATGCTCTGATTGGCGATCCGGTAATTATTGAGGATTACCGGATACGAGATTTCAACGTCAACGACGGCATGGAAACCGCAACCGTGACCCTCGAATTGGCCAGCCATTGGGCCGATTGGGACAAGACGGCCGGCCGGCGTACCAACATCCATTCGCAACAGCGTCATTTTGAAAATGATACGGGTATGCGCTTTGCCGCCGAGGCAGTCAAAGAAGTTCTTTGGGGGCGTTCGTAATGTCTTGGTGGAACCCC